CGTTATGCCAACCGGAGTTCGGAGATGTGGCACACAGCGGCGAGGGTGATTGAGAAGCGGGAGATACTTTTACCGGATGACGGGATGCTCCACCAGCAGATGGTGACGAGGCGTTCAGAAGTAAGTCGAACAGGAAAGCTCGGTGTAGAGTCAAAGGATAAGATGAAGGCAAGAGGGCTGGACAGCCCTGATAGGGCTGACGCAGTAATGGGCTGCATATCTTGTGGTGGCGGTATAGGCGGAAGTTGGGAGCAGTTTAACTCNNTTGGTCGNCCTTCCGTTGCAGAATTGATGGAAGATGCTCAAGCAAGTTTTAAAGAAGATTCCTTGCCAAGTGGTATGTTTGTAGGGTATTAGGAGAAAAGTGTTGACACTGAGGCGGTCAAGCATAAAGCCCGTTCCTCCGAGCAATGAGGTTTGTTCAGTATGCGACGAGGTGGGTGCAGCAGCAGCGGAAGACGTTGCAACGATGGGGTTTATCTGCACAGAGTGCATCCCCTGTGCATTGAGTGCCGAGATAATGATTATGTCAACTTGGAGCAGAATGAGAATGCGACACCCTGAACCGAATGAATTTGTAGATTGGGACAATCACTAATGGCTAAGGAAAAGAAAAGCAAGGAGCAGACGCCTGATAAGGATGGACATCTAAAGCCCACCAAGCAAGACCTTAAAGAAAGTTCCGCGCCTCGCGGCAGGAATAGGGGGAGACAGAGGTAATGCCTAAAAGGAAACTTGCAAGATTGGACAAGGGGCTTGGTGACTTAGCCAGAGAAGTGGTTGACCACAGAAGGGAAATTGGGCCAAGTATTCGGAAGGCCGCGAGGGAGACTGCGAAGAAGCTGAGATGGAAACTGAAGGGGGTTGAGGGGCAAAGCAGGGATGAGTGGAAGCGATGGGATGAACTTAAAAAACAAGACCCACGGAGGCAGCTTTAATGCCTAAAGAATATAAAGGAGAGCCGTACCAACCGAAGAAGCCCGAAGAGGTGCTGATCCGAGATGTAAAAGGAGCAGAGCTGAACCGAGACATAAAGGCGGGAATCAAGTGGCACAACAGGCGAGTTGAGGCAGAGAAAAAAGAGGCTAGAAGGAGAAAGTGGAAGCTGGCGGGAGAGAAACTATACTAATGCCTTTCAAGAGTGAGAAGCAGAAGAAATGGATGCACGCGAACAAGCCTAAGATGGCAAAGAAATGGCAGAAGGAGACTTCAAGTAAAAAGCCACTAAAGAAAAAGAATAAATGAGCAACGAGATTTACGATTCTGTTCTTGACGACATCAAGAACCGTTCTCGATGGGAAACCCGTCAGGGTGTCTGGTATCAGATGAGGAATGACGGGCTTCGCCGAAAGGTAAAGCCTTGGCCCAATGCAGCGGATATGCACTTCCCGCTGATTGACACTACCATCAACAAACTCAAGCCAGCCTTCTTTCAACAGGCTATGGGTCTGGATGTGCTGGCAACCTTTGTGCCTATGCGTAGCCAGTTGTCAGGATTCTCCACAGCAGCCGAGCATTGGTTCAGCTATAAGCTTCACGAGAAGTCCAACTACGCTACTGAGGTGATGAGTTGGATAGATCATATGTTGGTCAGCGGCCATAGTGTGATGAAGACCTTCTGGAACCCCGACGAGAAGCGGGTTGAGTTTCAAGCAGTTGACCCGATGTATATCATTGTTCCCCCGTGGACAAAGGACATTAGGAGTGCTGATCGCATTACGCAGGTAATGCCTATGAGTCTTGAGTCCTACAAGAGGGCAGGAATTTACGAAGACAGTAAGAGTGTTACTGACAGAATTAAGAGCGGGAAGATTGAGGATGAGGGGATTATTGACACGCTCAAGTATGATAAGGAGATAAGGGAAGGAATCACTCATTCAATGGATGAGGAGCAGGTTATTGTTTGGGAGGTTTATTCGCATGACGAGGACGGCAAGTGGATCATGGAATGTTTTTCTCCCCAAGCCCCCGACATCCCGCTACGGGAAACGATGGAGGTTCCGTTTGACCACGGGAATCCTCCGTTCTCTTCCTGCAAATATGAGATCACTGACGGCGGCTGGTTTTCGCCCCGTGGTGTTTGCGAGATACTTGCACAGTTTGAGGCTTCACTTACAAAGGTGTGGAACGAGAAGATGGATGCCTCCACATTATTTAATAAGCCCTTGTTCAGAGCTGAACGTGATCTTCCGAACAGCGTGAATTTGCGGCTGAATCCCGGTCAGATTCTACCTTTTGGGATTCAGCCCGTCCAGATGCCATCCACGCCTCTGGACTTCGACAAGGAAATGATGCAGACGCAATCTGTAGCCGAGCAACGAGTAACCGTTCCGGACTATGGTATCATGGCCGACAGGGATCGTCGCACTGCAACTGAGATCGAGTCTGTTAACGCTCAAGCGCAGCAGAATATGGACTTGCGTCTGCGTCTCTTTCGTCAAGCTCTTGGAGATTTATTCCGTCAAGCTTGGAGTCTCCTACTTCAGTTTGATAAGAAAAGTCTCCAGTACCGTTTCCTTGAAGACAGCCTTACTGTTGACCCCAAAGCCCTCCACGATGAGTACCAACTGGAACCTCGCGGTGGGATGGATATGGTCAGCAAGGTGATGTTGTTGAACAAGGCTGTTCAGCGGAAGCAGTTGTTTATGAATAGCCCGTGGATAAATCAAGTTGAGCTGGACAAGAGTATCCTTGAACTTGAAGACCCCTCCCTGATTCCACGATTGGTTCAAGACCCGAATGAGAAGGAGGGCAATGAGGTTACAGATGAGAAGAAGATTATTCCTGCGTTGCTGATCGGCGAACAGATTCCGGTGCAGGAGGGACAGGACTACAGGGTGCGGATCGGGGTGCTGATGCAGTTCCTTGAGAAGTCATCTCAGAGCGGAATGCAGTTCAGCCCACAAGCCCAACAGGCGATTAGTGGCAGAATAGGTGAACTCCTCAATGCCTTCGAGTCAGTTGACACCAACAACGCGAGAGCGTTGCGGAAGGATGTCGAAGAGTATCTTGTGCAGCTTGGCTTTATGCCCTCAAAGGAGGAGCAGAAGGCTATGGAGATGCAAGCGGTTAGCGGAGAGATGCCACCGCAGGAAGCTCAGATGGTTGAACAGACTGAGGCAGTTGTTCAGCAGGGAGATTATTGATGAGCAGGATTATTAGGTTTATTAGGATAGCGTGGAAGATGTCAAAGCAGATTCCGTGGGTTGGAGAACCGGAGTGGGGAGTCACTGAATCGAATGCCCTACGCAAGTTCCTCGTCACATTTGAAGGGAAAAGGTTCCGCATGGTACTGCTGAACATGGTTCTCAAGCAGAACCAACAAGCGGTGTCCAGTAAAAAAGAGCTTGAGTTTGAGGCAGGATTTGCGAATGGTGTGAGAACAACGGTTCACACGGTTGAAGCTCTGGCAAGAGAAATCGAGGAACCGGAAGAATTTACGTCTGATATGTTTGGGGTTGATTATCAGGCGAGTAAAAACCCCACAGCAACGTCCAGTTATTTAAGTGCAGTAACTGGCCGAGGATAAGCACTTATAGGGAAGTATTATGCCAGAAGAATCCATCGAAGTAACCGATGACCAAATGTTGGCCGTTGCCGAGCAGTTCGATGCTGCGAAGGAAGCGGGAGAAACACCGAACGTAGAAATACCGGAGGAACTGAAAGAGGAGACTCAAGACGAATCTCCTCCTGAGCCAACAACGGAATCGGTTGAAGAACCGGAGACTGAGGTACTGCACAGTACTGAGGCTAATACGGATGAACAGGTTAGTTCATTGACAGAAGGCAAAGCTCCTGAAGCACAGGAGGAGCCGAAGAGTAAGTGGGCAAAGAACGAGGAACGCAAGAACAACTCTTGGAAGCATATTAATGCTGAGAAAGAGGAGATCAAGCGTCAGCGTGACGAACTACTCAAGGTAGCTGAAGAGTTGAAAGGTCGGCAATCCGACTTTGATGACGGGAAAGCTTACCGTGATGAGAAGGGGTTCACTGCCGAAGACTACGATAATGCTGCCAACAGGCTGACAGAAGAGGGTGATGATGATCTCGCTTCAGACGCTAAGGCACGGGCAGAGGAAGTTCGTGGTGAGTCTGAGAAGGCTCAACAGGAACGAGTCTCCAAGAAGCATTGGGATTCATTTGAAAGCAAGAGGCAAAGCCTTATGCAGAAACATGAAGACCTAAGAGAGTCTGATTCTGAGTTGACTCAGAAGGCGAACGCGATCCTTAAACAGTACCCAAGCATGGCTAACGCCGATGGCTTGGAGAAGGCTGTTGAAATTGCTCAACTACAAATGGCGGCTGCTGATGCTGATAAGAGCAAAGCTCAAGTTAAAGAACTAACCGACAAACTAACTAAACTGGAAAAGAAAATGTCAGTAAGTGGCGGATTCACAAGTGAAAAAGTTGANGGCGAACGAAGCTTCGACGACCTGTCCGATAAGGAACAGGAAGATCGAATGCGGCGAGCTGCGGCTAACTTTGATGACACTCAACACTGACAGTAAGGTATAACTAATGGCAACTAATGTCACTACAGATGCCGCACTGGCACTCCAGTATCAGAATTATTTCAGTAAGAAATTACTGACCTATGCTGTTCAAGCTCTGGTACTCGACCAGTTCGGCTCCAAAGCCCCGCTTCCTGCGAAGTCGGGCCATAAAGCAATATCAATGTTTAGGTGGGATACACCGAAGGCAACCGATATCAACACCCTGACTGAAGGNGATNCNTCGACTGTTGGGGAGAGAGCAATCTCGCTGACTAAGATCAGCAAGACGCTCATTCAACGTGGTCAGATCGTCAAGTTATCTGACATCCTGAATGCAACGGATTTATTTAATTCGCTGCAACAGAGTGTCAAGATTAACGGGCAGGATGCTGCGATTGATATGGATAACATCACGCGCAACATATTGGTTGGTTCCAATGTGGGCGATAACGTAAACTCCGGCGCAACTGCGATGGAAGGTGGCTATGCCGCTGATATGTCAACTAACCTTGACAACGGCGACACACTGACTGAGCTGTACGCTGACGGAACAAGACAGGTGGACGGATCGGGATATGGGACGTTTGAGTCACTAACGACTGATGCGACCCTTCTTGACGGTGCGGCTGTCCTGAATGCTGTTACGCAGCTAAAGGTTAACCGAGCGCAACCCACTAGTGGTGGGATGTATGCTGCCGTATGTAGTCCTCAAGTATTGAGCGACATCATGTCGGACAACACTTGGTTGAATGCCTCGCAGTATAGTAATGTTGAAGAGTTGTATAAGGGTGAAGTTGGCCGTCTATTTGGCGCAAAATTTATCACTACAACGAACGGATTCATTACTGCTGACGCACTCGGAACTGACGCTGACCGCTTCATCTATGATGCTGCGGCTGGTGGCGGAACCGCTGCCACGAAGGACGTTCACGCTTCCTTGTTCTTGGGAGACGGAGCGTACGGCATACCGGAGCTGAGTAGTCAGTCTCCATTCAGTCCGAAGATGATAATCACGGATTCAGCAGATAAGAGTGATCCTCTAAACATGCTGATTACTGCTGGTTTCAAGGTCTTCTGGACTGCCTTGAGGCAGAACCCCAACTACTACGTTGTGATGCGAAGCAAGACTGCTTCGACTGCTTAATAACTCAAGTCATGCACAAAGGTAAAAAGCCAGATGGCATGACCATTATAATTGCCGTGGGAGGGGGGAAACCCCCTCTCCACGGTCGTTCCAATAAAGATAAAAAAGGTAAGGGTTGTGAAATGATTAAATTACCAATGGAGGCATTAGTCTCTGAAGATGAAGTGGGTGAAGGCGTTACTCCTGAAGTGGGTGATGCAATCTCGCTTGACGCAGTTGAAGGTGAAGTAACTGCAATTAACGATGATGGTACGGTTCACGTTGAGCTGATGAGCGCGGGTGGCGTTCCTATTGAGTATGTTGAACACGTTTCTGAAGGAACCGATGTCGAGGAGGTTGACGACTTGGCGGAGGAGGAAGCGGAGCTTTTGGCTGCGGTTACAGAGGAAGATGAAAAGAGGGGCTTTTAGATGCCCATCTATTCCTTTATCTCCGAGAGCGGGGAAGCCATTGAGGAGCTTGTGCCATCGGGCACGAAGCGTGTGACCCGTGAAGGGGTTAACTATGCCCGAAGCATTGGCAGCGAGGGCTTTTCGCTGACCGGACAGGCAGTTGGAATCCCTCCACAAGCCGAGCAGGTTAAGGATGGCTACTATAAGCTGGAGCAAAGTGAAGGCTCCCGCTTCTTGAGGCAGTCACAATTTACAACGAAACAGATAAAGAGAGCTTGGGGGTTTTAAGATATGGCTACATTAACGGGAAGCACGATTGCGAGTTCATACGACCAACTCCTTGCCCTACCGAGTGGTGGTGGTAACGGTGCGACATTGGTTGCGTTGACTGACGGCAATGCGGGGAACACGTTTGCTCTCAAGTTAAGCACGGGAGAAGTCAATTCCACTGGCACTCTTACAGTTGCAGGGGTATCGACTTTTTCCGGTGACATTCGTCTTGAGGATGATGCGGGTGGAGAATATGTTGGGATAGCTTCACCATCAGCAGTCACGACCTACACGCTCACGATGCCAGCAGCAGTTGGGGCTTCAGGGCAGGTGCTTGAAACTTCTGACGGGTCTGGAACCCTTGCGTGGGTGACACGCGATGTGGGTGACATCACTGGAGTCACTGCCGGAACGAATTTAAGCGGGGGAGGAACAAGCGGGACTGTCACCCTTAACGTGGACAACCCTGTTGTTGCCGACCTTACAGGAGATGTTACTGGAGATGTAACCGGAGATGTCACTGGAGATGTCACTGGAGATGTTACGGGTGATGTTACGGGGAACTCCGACACAGCAACAAAGGTTTATGTCACAGATAATGAGTCTACATCAGAAGAGAATTTAATTTCCTTCGTAGCCGATGCTGCCACTGCTTCAGGCAATCACGGCCTTGAGATGGACGGGAACCTGACCTATAACCCTTCCACCGGAACAACAACCTCAACTGCCTTTGCCGGAGCTTTAACTGGAAATGTAACTGGCAATGTCAGTGGCACTGCTGCAACTGTAACGGGCGCAACTCAAGCTGCCATTACAAGTGCGGCCAACCTTGTTACGGTTGGAACTATTGGCACAGGTGTCTGGCAGGGAACAGCCGTCGATGGAACTTATGTAGACCTTGAAGGTACAGAGGTTAAGTCCACGGGAGAAACCGGAGGCACAAAGTTTTTACGAGAGGACGGGGATGGAACTTCCTCGTGGCAAACTGTTGCTGGAGATATTGAAGGGGTAACAGCCGGAACAAACCTAAACGGAGGGGGAACCAGTGGGACTGTTACTCTCAATTTAGACACCACGATCACCGGACTAACTTCAGTCACCTCCACAGACTTTGTTGGAGACTTAACTGGAGATGTTACAGGGAATTGCAGCGGGACAGCAGCCACGGTAACAGGAGCAGCTCAGAGTGCCATCACCTCAGTCGGAACCCTGACAGGGCTTACCGGAGGGACAGGGGATTTTAATTGGGATTCCGATACTCTGGTTGTTGATTCTTCGGAATCCAAAGTCGGCATCGGGACGGCTTCGCCCTTAGCACAATTTACCATTAAAGATGGCTCCAAATTTGATCTATTGTTCCATTCCGAGACAACTGGAGGGTCTATAGGCTCTTACGACACTACCACCGCAGCTTCCGGTTATCTCCGGCTTATGACCACTGAAGGTGGTACTGAAACAATGCGACTTTTGTCTAACGGCAATGTCGGCATCAATACGGTTTCGGCCGCTTCTAAATTACACGTTGCTGGTGGTAATATTACTTTGGACAGCGGGTATTCCCTTATGTTTGAGGACGGGAACAACCTCATTGGAGGCTCCGGTTCAAGTGGGAGTAATTACCTGAACTTTAATACTAACGGGGCTAACCGGATGCTAATTAATTCGGCAGGAAATGTCGGCATTGGAGAATTTTCCCCTGCTGCTGACCTTGAGATTAAAGGAAATCTCAGTACGGCATTATCAGACTCTACTTCTACCAGTTCAGGTACGGGCAATAGAGACATAGCATCGACTGCTCACGGGCTTGCGGTTGGCGATGCAGTTAAATTTCCGAGTGGTGCAGCCAGTGCAATTGAAATCTTCACCGTAGCAACAGTGACTGATGCTGACAACTTCGTTGTAGATTCAAATGTGACTACGGCGGGAGCCATTGGGCAGGGTTACAAAGATTCTGATCTGTTCGGCATTCGTAACGGTGATGATGTCAGTAAGATTCTGGTGGACAAGAGCGGCAATGTCGGCATCGGGACGGCTTCGCCTTCACGAGAGTTATCCGTATATGGTGCCTCTCAAGCTAATATAGCACTGTTCACTGCTGCCACCGGAACCACAACGAGTGATGGTTTGCAGCTAATAACAGATGGTTCCGCAGCGTATCTTGAGTTTCGCGAGAATGGTCCGATGTATTTTGCGACAAACGGTAGTGTTCCGCGAATGACCATAGGCTCGGATGGCAAGGTTGGCATCGGACGCACACCATCCATTGAAAAGCTGGAGGTTGAAGGTCAAATAATTTCTACGGCTTCTAATACTACAGGTTCCGAAGTTGGTGATGAAAGAGCCATAATGGATTTATCCTCCCACATAGCCAGACTTGGTCATTTCCGTGGCACTGAATCTGCGGGGAGTGGTGGTGTTGAGATATACTCAGATAGTGTCCGACAACTCACAATCAATTCTGACGGTGCATTTGGGATTGGCACGTCTCCTTCATACGGAACCAGCGGACAAGTCCTGACTAGCGGAGGAGACAGTGCTGTCCCGACTTGGGCTACTGCCAGTGGAAGCTCCCCTGCTGGAAGTGACGGACAACTGCAATACAATAATAGCAGTGCCTTCGGAGGAGATAGCAAACTCTCTTGGGATGACACTAACAGTATATTGTCTGTTGACGGGCAGCTTGACCAAGCTATTGAAACGTGGCCAGCAGCAGAGTCATTTGAGATAGATTTTAGCAAGAGCAACTTGCAGTATTTAAAAATGGATGGGTCAGAGGCATCCCTAACTGTCACGGCAACTGGATATACTGCTGGAAGGACTATTCGCTTGCTCATCGACATGCAGGATGATGCTTCAGGGATAACCTCCATTACCCACCCTTCATCATGGACTAACTTCGGAGATGACCCTTCGTCACTGAGCGGGATGGGCATGGTTCTTGTGGAGATTACCGATTGGTTGGGGGCAGAGTTAGGGACTACTGCTTACTGGAAGGAATCAAGTTAATCTAAACTAAATAAAACAATGGCAACAGAATACAAATGGACACGGCTAGAACCCCTCGTTAAAACTGAGGACGTATCTGGATCACCTCAGAAAGTGGTAGAGACATTGGTGTGCGGCATGACGGCTGTTTCAGATGATGGCTATTCGGCTTACATAGACACGGCAGTATCGACACCTGTTGATCCTTCCTCATTCATTCCCTTTGATGACCTCCCCGAATCGTGGGCTGTCGATATAGCGAGTGGTGTTGCGGAAGAGAAGGGGTGGCGAGACTTACTTGACGCGCAGATTGAGGCAGCTCGTTTGCGGCCTTTACCTGCGAAATTCCCGTGGCAACAAACTGAACCTTCAGAATAATTTAAGATGAATCGGGTGGAGTGATGAATGATTTGGAATGGCTAAAGGTGTTCGGGGTAAACGGTGGCGTACTTGCAACTGTCTCTCTCTCTGACCTTGAGCTTGTTCTGAAAATTGTCCTGCTGACATTAACGTGTATCTGGACAGCGTGTAAGATCATTAAACTACTAAAAGAAGAATGAAGGAAAAACTGAAATCAAGAAAACTATGGATGGCTATTGGTGGTCTATTGACTGTCGTGGCTACCGAATGGCTGAACCTTTCTCCCGCAGTAGCGGAGAATGTTATAGGTGCAGTTATCATAATTGTTCCGGCATACATTGGCGGACAAAGTATCGTTGACGCACTGAAGGAGTATTCTGCGGCAGGAAAAGGAAAATGATATTAGCTGCTCTCAAGGGCTTGGCCGCGCTGCCAAGGCTGGTGGATGCGGTCGAGTCCTTGGGAGACATTGCACGGGTGGAGATGTCCCGAAAAAGACAATCGGATAAAGATGAAAAGTTGGATTTACTTATTGATGCTGCTCGTGAGCGCAGGTTGCATAAACGTGAAGCTGAACGGGTTCTCGGAGATCGCGGAGAGGAATCCGGTGGGAATGGAGGAGGCAACATCGACTCCTGAAGGAGAGGCTTT